CCGTGCCGCCAGAGGAAATTTTAATATCCAGGGACGCCAGGACAATAGAAACCGCAAGTTATGTGGCCCACCGCCGCTTGATGACAGTTTCAGAATTAGTATCGATGGGTTATGACCTAGAAGAGGTCGAGCAATATGCCGGGGCCGGGAACTACTTAGATCCAGAAACGCAAAACGAAATACAGGCCAGAAACCCTTTTAATGATGTCACGGGCCCAGATAGAGCAGACTCTAAAGAGGTCTATTATGTAGAGCACTATTTGCATTATGACCTAGACGGCGATGGCATAGACGAAAGAATTAAAGTTTGCACGGCCGGAGAAGGTTGCAATATTTTATTTATAGAGCCTTGCGACGAGCTACCAATAGCAATGTTCTGTCCGGATCCAGAGCCACACACGGCGATAGGATCGTGCCCGGCCGATTATTTGAAACCTATTCAAGCGGCTAAATCACAAATAATGAGAGATAGCCTGGACAGTTTGGGCCACGCTATTTTCCCCAGGTATGCAGTCGTTGAGGGCCAGGTAAATTTAGAAGACTTAATGAACACCGATATTGGCCAACCAATTAGGCAAAGAGCTCCTGGACAAATTCAAGCATTGACGACACCTTTTGTCGGCAAGGAAGCGTTCCCGGTTATGAATTACCTGGACAATGTCAAAGAAGAACGCACGGGAGTTTCTAAAGCATCGATGGGCCTAAACGCAGACGCTTTACAATCATCAACAAAAGCGGCCGTCGTTGGCACAATGAGTGCGGCCCAGGGCCGTATAGAATTAATTTGTCGTCATTTTGCAGAAACAGGCCTTAAGCCATTATTTAGAATTGTAAATAATGTCGTAATAAGAAACCAAAACGAGCAAGATGTTTTCAAATTAAATAATAAATTTATTCCGGTAGATCCTAAATTTTGGGATATCAATAAGGACATACAAGTCAATGTTGCTATTTCTAAATCAAGCGACGAGGAAAAAGCGGCCGTCCTGGCAAGTCTTTTAACCAAACAAGAGATGATTTTAGAAAAGTTAGGCCCTAACAACCCGTTAGTGACAGGCCAACAATACGCTAACGCTATGACTAAATTTATTGAGTTAGCCGGTTTTAAAGACGCACAACAATTTATAAACACTCAAGTCGCCCCAACGCCACCACCTAGTCCGGAACAACAAAAACCAGACGCCCAGGAAATGTTGGCAATGGCCGAGAGTGAAAAAGCAAAAGCATCGGCAAATAAAGCTATCGTCGACGCTGAAAATGACAGACTTAAAATTCTTATGGATGACGATTTCAGAAGAGACCAGGCCCAGGCCGACGCAATATTAAAAGTGATGGAACTAAATGCTAAATATGGCACAGAACTAACTATGGCGGAAATAAATGCGTACCTGGAAAGAGATAAAGAAGAAATTAGACAACGAAACAAGTCTGTCGGACTTAACGGATCATCTACTGGAAACCCTGGCGGCCAACCGCAGTAAGGTTTTTCATTTAGAGGCCGTTGCCGAGGACAGATTATTCGTTGGCACAGAAATAAAAGCCGACACTTATGAAGAGGCCGAGCTTTATTTAAGATTAGTTTTCAGAGAGGCATTATTAGACAACGATAAAATTGAAATAGTAAAAGTAAGTGAGGAATGGCTACATTAATGGAAGATATAAGCGACAAAAGCAAATTAACTTTTTCTTTGCCTTATCTAATTCAGATAATTGGGGCCATCGGTGCTCTTACTTATACTTATGTGACTTTGACTGAACAAGTAAACACCCTGGATAGCCAGGTTATTTCATTAAAGGCCGACGTAAAAGAACTTGCACAATGGCAACGAGAGTGGGAAAGCGGAGGCATATTGCCCCTGGATGTCGAGCAAAATGAAAAAATAAAGTACCTGGAGAAAGAGGTCGGCAAATTACACGAGACAATATACGGAAATTAATATGGCAAAAGATCCAAGACTAAAAAGAGCCGGGGTATCGGGTTATAACAAGCCTAAAAGAACGCCTGGACACAAAACTAAGAGCCACGTTGTCGTCGCAAAGAGCGGAGATAAAATAAAAACGATTAGGTTTGGCCAACAAGGAGTCTCCGGGGCCGGAAAAAGTCCGTCAAGTGCAAAAGACAAGGCCAGACGAAAGTCATTTAAGGCCCGACACGCAAAAAATATCGCTAAAGGCAAAATGAGTGCTGCTTATTGGGCCAACAAAACTAAATGGTAGGAGGTAATAATGCCAAAAAAGAAAAGACCAGGACTTTATAAAAATATTCACGCCAAACGGGCCAGGATCAAGGCCGGATCTGGCGAGAAAATGCGTAAGCCAGGAACTAAAGGGGCCCCAACGGCCAAGGCTTTCCGACTTGCCAAAAAAACTGTTAAAAAACCAACCAAAAAAAGGAGGGCATAATGCCAGGATATCATTACGGAAAACCCAAAAAGGCTAAAAAGAAAAAGTCAAAAAAAGGTAAGAAAAAATGAAGCGAAAAACTTTAACTAAAAGGCAACAAGACACTTTGAAAAGGCATAGTGCCCACCACACTAATAAGCATATGGCAGAAATGAGACGACTTATGCGTGGGGGCAAAACTTTTACAGAGAGTCATAAAATTGCTATGAAAAAAGTCGGCAAATAATGTCTAAGGGATCGGATCCAAGACCAATGAAAGTTAATAAAGAAACTTTTGACGCCAACTGGGACAAAATTTTTAAAACTAAGAGGAAAACAAATGATCGAAAGTCTATTAAAACCGGCGTCTGATATTATTGGAAAATTTGTCAAAGACAAAGACCTCCAGGCTAAATTAGACCACGAACTGCAAACTTTATTTCACCAGGCTAATATGGCCCAGATTGAATTATTAAAAGAGGATGCAAAATCAAAAAATTGGTTTCAAAACTCCTGGCGACCTAGTGTCGGTTGGATATGTTCTATTGCCCTGGGTGTTCATTTCGTTATTTTACCAATAGCAGAATGGGCCGCACGTATATCGGGCGTAGATGTAGATTTGCCAGAGTTTGATTTCACACAATTATCAACAATATTGATGGCTATGCTTGGAATGAGCGGCTTAAGATCATACGACAAGTCAAATTTATTGAAAGAAAAAACAAAAGTAGCAAAAGAAATTATAGATCCTCGCTAATGTTAATGTTCCTCACAGAAATAAAAGCTATTTCGTCAACGGGCCAGGAACATTTATTTAGTGGGCCCATAATTAAGGCTTTAAGTTTTGAGGACGCCCAGGAAAAAGCAATAAAAATGAACCCAGATTTAATGATCGTAGGCGAATACCTGGGCCATATAGGAGTGTTTAATGATTTGGAACTTTCCTAATTTCAATCCGGAAGAGTTTGCTTGTCAGCATTGCGGCAAACAAGGAATATCGCTTGACCTGGTTTCTAAATTACAACAACTAAGGACTAAGGTAGATATGCCTCTAAAAATATCCTCCGGGTATCGTTGCGACGACCATCCAATAGAGAAAAAGAAAAAAGTAAAAGGAACACACAATAAAGGCCTGGCGGCAGACATCTTGTGTTATGGAGCCGATGCTCATAAAATATTATGTGCGGCAACCGAACTAAATTTTTCCGGAATAGGTGTTAATATGAAAGGAGACCATAAGCAGAGGTTTATTCACTTGGATATATCTAAGGCGAATAATCGACCTACTGTCTGGAGTTATTAATTATGGAATTGACACCTTATTTAGTCTGGAATGTTATTTTAACCCTGGTATACGCCCCGCTTGTTTATGGGATCCGTCAAAATAGCCAGGAGTTAAAAAGAGTCGATATTTTACTAAATAAAACTAGGGAGGAAATGTCTAAAGACTATGTTTCAAAAATCGATAATGAGCGTGATATGGACAGGCTTTTGAGTCGATTTGACAAACTTGAGGAAAAAATAGACCAAATATTAAATGGATAAACAAAAAGAGATAAATGACGGCCAAGAGGCCGAAAGACTCCTGGAAAGTGATGTCTTTAAAAGTGCTTTTAATAATTACAAAAATGAGTTAATAAAAGAATGGGAATCAACCTCGGCTAAAGACCTGGACACACGGGAGAATCTTTACCGGGCATTAAAAGTTTTACCAGAGGTAGAACGACATTTAAGAATCATCGTCGAAAAAGGGAAACTAAATTCTAAGGACTTTAATGTTTTAAGAAAAGTTTCTTAAGGTGGCTATTGTAATTTTTACAGTAGTCGTGAGATAATTTAACTAGAGGACACGAATATGAGCGATAACAACGAGACCGCTTCTCAAGATCCAACAGAAAAAGCCGAGTCTATTTTCCTGGATATGCTTACTCCCGAAGAGGAAAAACAAGCAGAGCCAGAACAAGAGACAGAGCAAGAAGAGTCGGAAGAAACGGAAATAGAGACTGAGGTAGAGGCGGAAGCTGAAACCGAGGAAGAAATAGAAGAGGAAGCCGACGAGCGATCCGAAGAGGACGAAGTAGAAGACCAGGGCGAAGAGGAGCCTCAAGTTTTCACTGT